GGCTGAAGCTGGGTTTCGAGCAGACGGATAGCGGTGTACTGAAGATCAATCGGCACGATCATCTTACGCACGCGGGCGTTGATGAGCTTGCCGCGATCATCCGTCCACTTACCGATCTGGATGATAGCCGCTTCAAGCGACGTTTCGTTCAGATCGACCGCGACGGTCGGGCGGTTCGAAATGGTCGGACCGGCTACCTGCGGGTGAGCAGTACTGTACAGGGTCACGCCATCACCGGTGAGGTAGGTGGTGAAACCGTTGTTCAGCACGGCAGCGGCCTTGATCTGCTTGGTGTTCGCCATCGAACGAGCGAGTTCCTTGGTGTACCGAGCCGAGAGGCTGTCGTACAGATTGTCTTCGAAGGCTTCCTGCGTCAGCGCGAAGCCCATCGAAATGGTCTCCATGACGTAGCGGGTGGTGTAGCCTTCCTGAGCGGTATCGAACAGGGTGGCGGCACCTTCCTGCTTAACAGGGGCATTGCCGAACGAAGTGATCTTCTGGTCTTCTTCAAAGGAACGTTCCGAACCGTGTTCGGTGTAAATTTCCTTATGTTCCTGTTCGTAACGGTTGTATTCCAACCCGAACAGGGCATTCAGACCGGGCAGAAGCTCCTTAAGGAGCTGGGCACGAGAAATAGCGGCCATTTGTTATTGCTCCTCTTAGACGCCAGTGGTGGAAACGTACTGATGCCCAACATTCCACTTTACGAGGAGGTTGGCATAAGTGTCGGTCCACGCGTTATCGGGCTGCTCGACAAGGCCCACGATGCGCAGCGGCAGCGTGTTGGTCGTCGAAACAGATGTACCGTTCAGGGCGTTTTTCGACTTACCAAAGGTAGCCGAACCAGCGGTCTGAACGATAGCAGCGTTCATGGCGAGAGCCGCAAGGCCGATAGGAACAGTGGTCGCGCTGCTGAGAGCGAGAGCACTGTCTGCCTGAATTTGGAACACTGCGTTCGGATCAGTCACGACCTTGGCGTACACGGTATAACCTGTGGTGACGCCACCGGGCCAATACTGGCTGTCCACGGCATAGCCGATAGAGTTGATATACCGGCAGCCCACGAACACGCCAATCGGGGTGAGCGAAGAAGTGCCAGTATCCTTGACGATGGTGCCATCGGTGGTGAACTTCACCACGTCACCGAAGTAAATCGCGGTGGCGTAAGCGTCCTTGATGGTCAGGGTTTCAAAGCCCTGAGTGTTGTACCCGGCGGCGAGGTTCTCAGTCGGAACCATCCCGAAGGGATATGCAGAAGAGGCCATTTGCCAAATCTCCTAAGTTGGTGCTTTGCCGCTCACCGACCGAAGACGGTTTTGCGCTGCTTTTCCGCAAACTTGCGCATACGCTCATCGCTGTCGCGCAAGAAGGAATTTTCAGCACTATCCATCTCAGCCGCCGTGCGGCGCTGATAATAGTCTTTTCGCTGCTCTGCCATTTCGACCGGCATCTTGCAGAGGATCAAGCCGCCGACTTCGACTTTGCCTGACGACTGCCCGCTGCTGATCTCAAGCATCAGTTCGGGATGTTCGGCGGCGTCAACCGGCTCCCACCCTTCACGGATGCGCTTCTGGTAGTTGGTCTTGTCTTCGGTATTGCGCGTTGCCGTCCGTACCCACTTGAAGACGTATCCGTCCTGCGGCGTGGGGTCAGGCAGCATCGTGGGTTCGACCCAAGACCTGCGGCGAGAGGACTGCTCTCTAGTTTCAAAAGACCGGGGCTTCCGAGCCGAAGGCTCCTCAACCAGATCATCCCAAGGGTTGTTCATTCCGGTCTCCATCAGTTTGCACCATCACCGTTGCGCTGTGACTTCAATTTCTGAGCCGCATACGCTTGCGGGGAAACGCCGAGCCTCTTGGCGATTGAAAGCTCGGACCTCGTTAGCGTGACTGTGCGCTTATTCGGCTGGTTGCCTACACCGTTGTCACGGGAGGCATCAGCCGTAGCGTTCGGACGACGGGCCACACGCCTGGGCTCGTCACCGTCATCATCCTCCGATACGTATTCATCGGATGCTTGATGCTCTTTATACATAGCTTTCATCCCTCGGTCCAGTTCCCTTGTGTACTCGTCGCTAGCAGGGTTGATACCACGGGAAGTAAGTGTGCGATGGATAGACATCGCGAACTCGGTCTTGGCCTCACTACCGGGTTTTCCAAACCAGTTATTGCGCGAAATCCAAGCCGCTACATTAGGCGCAAGATTAGGCGCAGCCTGGGGCTGCTGGTAGTTTTGCTGCTGCGTCTGACGCTGTTGTTCAGCCTGCTGCCGTGCATCATTTTCCTGCTGCGTCGGCATGCGGGTCCGAATAGCCAGTTCTTCTGCCGCGAGGCGAGAAATAGCCGTCTGGGCCTCAGTAATGGCGTCAGCGTCACCCGCTGCGTAAGCCATCTTCATCAACTGCTTGGCTTCGCGGAGAGCCGTCTCGTTGCGCTGAAGCATACTGTCAGCCAGCACTGCGCCAGACTGATCAACGCGATACCGAAGAGCCTCGGCTTCCGCCTGGGCCATGCGAGCCGCTTCGACAGCGGCATTAAGCTCACGCTGGGCCTGTTCTTTGGCCCGGCGTTCGGTTTCGCGCTCAAACTTCAGCCGGTTGATGCGGCCTTCGACGCTCTTTTTGCCCCGCGCACGAAGATTTTCAACGTCTTCTTCAAGCGTAGGATCAGGATCGTATTCAGTGGGACGCCCACGGTCTTGTTCCGGGGTATCGTCTTCTTCGACGATCTCAAAAGCGTTGGGATCGGAGTTATCAAGATCGATCTCGACATTGTCGGGCAACTCATCTGCACTTGGCGGAAGATTGATCTTGTCGCCGGCGTCACCGCGTGACGCACGAAAGCTTTCACGAGCCATTAGAGACCTCCAACCTTAGCGCCATCAGGGATCGTCGCCGTGATCTCGTCATCCGAGAGCATACGGAACTCGATGCCTTCGATCTTGAACCGCTTGCCCGCGTAGCGCGAGAACAGAACGGTATCGCCGAGCTTGCACCACGGGCCGGACGGGAAGCGCGGACGCGCAGCCAGAACGGTCACGGGGACGCCAGGCGGGATATCAGCCGGGAGCTTGGGTTCGGGGTCGAGATAGCAATCCGGCCCCATCGCGATGACGGTGCCGACCACAGAGGCGGCGCGTTCGCGATCAGACACGGTTTCGGGAAGGTAGATACCCTTCGCGGTGCGCACTTCCACTTCAGGAAGCGCAACAAGCATGAAATGACCCACCGGATCGGGGGCATGCATCATGCCAAGGTCTTCGTCGGGCGTCTCTTCGGGCATAACCGGCATAACCGGGGTCTTCTGCGCTGCGGCGGACAGCGTCGGGAACTTCTGCGCCAGATCAGTCGTCTCGGTCGTCAAGGATTTCTCCGTTTGCGAGGCGTTCATTGCGCTCCTGGATGAAACTTTGCAGCTCACGAAGGGCGTGAATGCGGCCTACAACCTCGCGGTAGGCCGCATAATCTGTCAGTTGGCCTGACAGAATTACGACGGTGAGGGCCTCGATCTTCTCTTTGACCTCACGGGTAAGGGCGTTCATGCGACACCTCCTTCAGGAGGCATCGGGGGCATCATGGGCGGCATTTCGCCCGGCGCGCCGGCAGGAGGCCCTGCGGGCGGAACGGGCGGCTGCGCCGCGCGGGCCTGAGTTGCAGCCATCAGAAGGTTAGCGATGGTTTCCATCTCAGAGTTTTGGATGTCAGACGCTGCCTTAGCGGCATCAAGCTGCTGCTTGTTGACGGCCATGCGGCTCTGCAACTCGACCGCGATGGTCGAGCGTTCGGTTTCCGACATTTCCTTGAGGATGGTCTTGAGGGCGTCGTAGCGGCGAGCCGCTTCCTTGTCCTGAATATTGGCCGCTGCAATGGCGAGCTTGCCCTTGTTGGCCTGTTCTTTGATATCGAGTTCGCGCTGTTGCGCCTGCATGACAGGATCGTTCGCAGCCTGCTCGGCCTGCTGCGCCTGCTGCTCCGTCTTGTTGACGCCAAGCAGCTTCTGCGCCGCGTCGGCAACAAGGCCGGCAAGCTGGTACTCGATGTCTTCCGGCAACGGCTGATCGGGCGGGGGCAGTTGAACGCCAAGCTGCTCTTCGATCTGCTTGCGGTACTGGAAAGCAAGGTGTTCCTGGATGTGCGCTGCCGCCGCCGCCATGATGGCCGGGGCCGACGGGTTCTGCTGCATCATCTGCTGCATCTTCGGGTCTTGGATCGCAGCCATATGGACCGAGATATGCGCCTCATGGTTCTGCTCAGGGCCAGCCTTAACTGGCTTCTGGTTGATGAGGTCCATGTTCTCGGTGATCGGGTCACGCGGCAGGACATCACTATCGGGCGGAACGAACAGGTCAGCCTGATCCGAACCAAGAATGCGGATCATCTGACGATGAACCTCCTTCTTGTTGTAGATATCCGGGGCCTGCTGCATCAACTGCGTGATGGCCTGCATCTGCATGATGCGCTGCGCCATCGTCGTGGCGTTCGGGTCAGCGACCGGAACGACATCGATGTTCATGCCGTAGTCTTCTTGCCGCGAGGCGTCCTGCTCGTCATCGCCGAGCGCAAACGGATACGGCTGATCGAGCATGAAATCGCGCACGATCTCATAGAGGACGTTCAGTTCCTGCGTGAAGCTTTCGTACAGGCGCTGCTGGACCGCCGACATCACCTTCATCGAGCGTTCGATGATGGCGAGCGTGGTCCCGACCGGCATGTTGGAGCCGTTCATGTCGGCCACCTTCATATCGGCAACCGAACCGATACGACGGCCTTCGTCCACGACCTGACCCAGCAGCCCAGCCAAAACCGTCGACGGCTCTTTGTAGGGCAGCGGGAAGAAGTTCTCGCGCAGGGTGCCGGCGCTGACTTCAACGTCGCGCCATTCGCCGGGGCCGATAGGATCGCTGTCGTCCTTGATGCGCATCCCCTTGGCCTTATAGCCGGCGGGGAGGTTCGACAGGGTGCCGGCGTCGACAAGCTGACGCAGGATCGAGGTGGCGCTCTCGGTCAGGCCACCAAGGATATTGATCAGGCCGATACCGTACGGGCCGAAGCCAGGCATGTACTTGTGCTGGATGACGGTGCGGACGCGCTCACAGGTCGGGTCATCTTCGCGCCACTCGCGGCGGATCGCCAGCACTTCGTGGCTGTCAGTGTCTACCGTGATGACATAGGGAAGCGGCTCGCCAGAGACGTTGAACGGGTCATCTTCAATGAAATAGTCGATGTGGCACTCAAACAGCTTGTGCGGATGGTCATCCGCGTCGTTCGCGTTGGTGCGGCCCTCGATCCGATCCTTCTCCTCGGTGATCGGGTCGTTGTAGACCTGCGGAGCAGTGCCAAGATCGGTATCGCGGTAGAAATTGGTGTTCTGCTTGGCCTTGATCCAGTTCGAGGTCTTGTAGAGCACAACCGTGAAGCGTTCGGAGCTTTCGAGGCTCGCCGCGCTGTAGGGCATCAGCAGATGTTCGGGCAGGATGTAATGCGCCGCCGGGCGCTTATGCACCTCATCAAAGCGCCACGAGCGGAAAGTCGTGCCGGCGAGCGGCAGATTGAACAGCATCATGTCGGTTTCGTCGCGGAAACCCTTAACGACGCGCAGACACATGTTGTTGAGGTCGCGCTGGATGCGCTTGGCTGTCTTTTCGCGCTTTTCGTTGACGTTTCCGATGATCTGGGTCTTCACCGGGCCTGCGCCGGGGAACAGATCGCTCATCGCCTCGGCGTTGAAGCGGATCACGCTCTCAAGCAGCATCGGATGGAACGCCCCACAGGCGTTTTCCCACGGCTCGGTGCGCTGTTCGTACTTCAAACCGAGCAATTTTAGGCCATTTGCGTAGGTTTTACGCCATTCATCGCGGCCCTGGTCGTCATCGTTGGCGAGATTTACGATCTCGTGCCCGATGCTCTGGAGGTAACTTTCGTCGAGATTTTCGGCCAAATTACCCGAAAAATCGTCTTTTTTACCCGAATTTACCGGTGTTTTGCCGAATTGGATGACCATTCCGCCGTCTGGCGTGTCGGTCGTCGTGGTATCTTCGACATCGATTTCGATGTCTGCGCCAAGATCAAGGCCACTATTGATGCCACCGGCCAAAAACTCCTTCTCCGGGGTGTCCAGAGTGTTGGAAAGGCCAGTTTTGCGTTCGATCTGCGCCATCAATAATACCTCTTGGCTCGGCGGGGCCGTGGATTGTCCCAATCATCGTCCGCGTCGTTAAGGGTGCGGATGAACCCTCCGGCGCGAAAACGCAATAGGGCTTGTACTACACTATCCACGTAGTCGTCGTGATCACCATACGGGAACTCCGCACATTCCTCAATGCACTCGTCAGCGAAGCGCCGCTCGGGTGCCCAGACGTAGCCGGAGGCGAAAATATCCGACACCATATTGGCGCGGGCGACCTTGTCATTTGACATCCCCTTGGTGCCGCGCCCGTAGGAGAAGTTCTCGACCGGGATATCCATCGCCCGCAGTTCCTGGATCAGGCTGATGCCCGACCCCTTGTCTTCGATCAGGATCGTGTCGGGGGTATCTTCGCTGTAAAACTCGCGCACTCGGGCCTTCAGTTCCGGGAACTCCAGCCGGGCCTTCCAGGCACTGAGCAAAATAATGTTGTTGATCGGCAAGCCGGTCTGCGGGTCGTCGACCTTGAACACGCCCCAGGTGGTGAAGGCGCTATAGTCGGCGCGTTCGTTCTTTTTCATGGCCGTATCGATGGAGATCATCACGAACTCACACGGAGGCGGCTCGGCGTTTGCCCAAGCACCCTTGAGATGCTCGGCAGGGCATTCTTCCTCGAACGCCGCCCAGCGCCGCCAGTTCTCGCGCTTGATGATCGCGCCTTCTTCCGATGTGGGGTTCTGCTGGTACTGCGCTTTCCACTTGGCGACAGGCAGCACGGCCTTGGTCGCCCGCAGTTCAGGCAGCGACCAGAAGGCGGGCCACAGCGCCCGCTCTTCGGGCGTGTCTTCATCAAGGATGGCCGGGAACTCGATCACTTCCCAACGGTCGCCGTAGTCGTCCTCTTCCAACTCGGCTTCTTTTTTAAGTACTTGTCCCGTTAAATCTCGCTTCGACCATCGGGTCATAACCACGATAATGGACCCACCCGGCTGAAGACGCTGGCGGGGACCAGAGGTGTACCATTCGTAGACGCTATCAAAGATTTCTGGGCTGGTTTCAGCCTGCCGCGCTTCCTGTTCGGAGTGCGGGTCGTCGATGATGACGATGTCACCGCCCTTACCCGTCACCTTACCGCTCACGCCGATGGCGAAATATTCGCCGCCCTTATTGGTGTGCCAGCCGGCAGCCGCCTGGCTGTCTTTGGCGAGCTTCACTGTCGGGAACACGTCGGAATAGGATACACCGCGCTCGCCGTCATCGTCGTCTTCCGCCGATCCGGTGATCAAGTTACGCACCCGGCGACCAAAGCCGGCAGCCAGCGCTTCGGTATTCGACGCCTGAATGATCTTCTTGCGCGGGAACTTGCCCAGGAACCACGCGGGCAGCAGCCAGCTTGTGAGTTCCGACTTGGTGTGGCGCGGAGCCATGTTGATGATCAGGCGCTTGCACTCGCCCTTTGCCACACGCTCAAAGGCTTCGGCCATGATGTAATGATGAGGGCCGGGGATGAACCCCGGCCACATTGCCTTGACGAAATCGATGAAGCTGTTCTGCGCTTTGGCGATCTTGGCAAGCCGCTCGCGCTCATCGAGCAAGCGTATGACCTGCTCTTTGTCCTCCGGCTTCAGCCGGTGGATGTTCTTAAGAGCACTATCGATGTCGAAATCGACACTCATTTGGCCTTCTTGGTTTTCTTGGAGCGAGCGGCCTTGAACTCATTCACCGCCGCTTCGATCTTGCCGTCCTTATCTTCGACCAAATCAGGGCGGTTGATCTTGACCGGCTCGATCAGCGGCCAGCCGGGGACCGTCTGCACTTCGCCGACGCTGCCCCACGGCTTCTCATCGAAGTCGGGCGGGGCATTCTTTTCGAGATCAATCGGGGCGGCTTCCCGCAGATTGAAATAGCCGGTCGCGCCGGGCGTATTCAACACCAGTTCCTTGACGCGCCCGCGACCGAGCACTTCTCCGTTGGGGCCGACCGCCACGTAGTCGTAGGCGTCGAGGCCGAGCAGCAGCTTCGAGGGTTGGATGAAGTCGAAGGGGACGAGGTTCAGCATGACCATGCTCTCAATGATTTGTTGATACGGGAGTTCGGGTCGTTGGCCGTCTTGGCCGACGTGAGTTTCTTCTTCATACCCGTCATTCTTTTACAGAATGAGGCTTTCCGACCGGCGTCGGCTTTGGTCTTGGGCTTCGGGGCCGGTGGCTTCAGGTTCATGCCCTGCGCCTTCGCACTCGCCCGGCCCTTGGCGTTCAGCCCGCCCTGCTTTGACTGTCCTTCTTTGCGTGTCCACGCGGGTGATTTAGCCATAATTCCTATCCTCGCTGGGGTTAGCCCATAGCTTGGGGATGTTAAGGTCTTCTTCCCACGGCGCAAGGGGGCGGCAACTCAGTTTGCGCTCTGGGTCCACCAGCCGTACCGACCGGGCGACATATTTCTCAATCGTGATGTGCCCACGGTTCTTCAATTCGCGAATGCCGTTGATCACCGTAGCCGAGGAGCAGCCAACCGCTCGTGCGATCTCGGCTTTGCTCGGGGCAATACCATGTTCGGTGATCGCCTCGCGGATGGCGTTATAAACCCAGATGTAGCTCTGGCGCAGCGTCGGATCGACAATGATGCTCATAAAACTAAGGGGTCCACGTAATTGGATACGTGAACCCCTTATA